TCCTGGCCTGGATGGAAGAGTCGCAGATCGGGGAAACCGCTACCGGCAACGAGATCCTGACCCAGGCGCTGAAGCTTGACTTCGGCCATTGGGGCAAGCCCGAGCAGATGCGGGTTGGCGCGATCATGCACCGGCTGGGTTGGCGCAAGCGGCGAATGCCGGCATTGCCGAAAAGCGGCGTGCGGCCGTGGGCCTATGAAAAACCTGCGGGCTGGGGGCGTTCGCCTGCGTTGCAACAGTCGGTGATTGAGGAGCCTTGCTTTGATTAAGCGAATCGATGAGATGCTCAAGCTGTGGGCGCAGGATCTGCATTCGCCTTTACCCGAGAACACTGGCGGGCCGAGCGGCGGCAACATGATCGCTATGCTGATGGAGTGCAAGGGTGAGCTGATACGCGGCACTCGCGGCAGTCGGGTGCTGCTGGATGAATCGGTGGATATCGAGCTGATCGTCAAGAAGCACCTGCCGCCCCGTCTTGCCCTGGTCGTTTGGGAGCACTACTGCAACCATGAAAGCTTCCTCTCGCAGAAGCTGTTGCACTGCGCCTGCAGCTCAAGAACCTATTACATGCGCCTCCATGACGCCCATGTGTTCATCCAAGGGATGCTGATGGGGAAAGCTGCATGACCCTGGGCGTCACTTCGCATGCCTCTGTCCTACTGTCCGACTCGCATTTAGCGCAGTTGGACAGGCGCAGGCCCCGTCGTTGCTGGGCTGTCCGACCGTCCAACCTTCACCCGCCCCACGCACACATGAGCATAGCGGGCACGTAATCGCGCCCATGGCGCGCACGCGTGCTTTTAGCTTTCTCTCTATACACAAGAAAAAGTTAAATAAGGTAGGACAGTTGGACGAAGCCCCGAATTTAGGCGCCTGTAGCTGTCCTACTTCGATTCTGAATAGTGGGACAGGCAGGACAGGGCACCAGAAGCGATAGCCGATTGAATGCGTTGTCCCTGTGTTGCACCTGCGTCATACCTGTATTGCACCCGTATTGCGTCATGGCATTAAAACCCGCTTGCTGCCAGTAAAATCCACCTGTAAAAAGTACCCATCTTCGATAGGTGCGACCGCAAGCAGCGGGACTCACCACCACACTAAACCCGGCCATTGCGCCGGGTTTTTGCGTTTATGGGGTAGGGCGATGACGAACGAGCAGCAAGCGCTTATTGATATGCCGATCTGGATGGTGATCGTGCTGTCCCTGGTCGGCGGAATATCGGGCGAGGCATGGCGAGCAGACAAAGCCGGGGTAAGCGGCTGGTCGTTGATTCGCCGGTTGCTCCTTCGGTCTGGTGCCTGCGTGGTCTGCGGGCTATCAACCATGATGTTGCTACATGCATCGGGCATGTCGGTACTGGCGGCGGGCAGCATTGGCTGCCTCACTGCAATGGCCGGCGCCGATGTCGCCATAGGCCTGTACGAACGCTGGGCCGCTAAACGGTTGGGCGTGTGCGATGTGCCGCCCTCGGGAAGCGGTCAGGCTTGATGGTCTGGAGGCCACGTAATACGTGGCTTGCAGGGCTGCGCATCAAAATGGTGCGCCGAAAAGTCGCCGGGGACCCTGGGAGCATTCGAGGGACACGGGGCATGAAACCCGCGGGAAAGCGTTAGCGGCAGGCCCGCCAGCTTACTGAAATTCAATCCATTGAAATTGAAAGGTTTCCATTGAAAAGCCGTTGAAAAGGAGGGCTTATGACGGATCCACTGTTCCTGTCTAAAAGCGCTTTCGCGGTTCGCATCGGCAGGACGCCGAGCTACATCACTTGGCTGAAAGACAACAACCGCCTGGTGCTTTCGCCGGATGGCAAGAAGGTGGACGTGCTGGCGACTGAAGCGCTGATCCTCGAAACCGCCGACCCCAGCAAGGCTGCCGTCGCGGCTCGACACCAGCAGGACCGGATCCAGCGTGACGTTTACAGTCAACTCTCCCCCCTGGTCGAGCCGACTAACACGGCTGCGCCGCAGCAGCCTATCTCCTGCGGTGCGAAGGGCCACGACTTCCAGAAAGCTCGCGCCATGCGCGAACACAACCTGGCGCAACTGGCCGAGATCGAGTTGCACAAGGCTCAGGGCTCGCTGGTCGCCAGGGACGCGGTAGAGCTTGGTGCCTATAACGCGGGGCGACATCTGCGTGACCAGTTGTTCGGCCTGCTGCCCCAGCTGTCCCACAAGCTGGCAGCCATGACCGACCCTTGGGACATCGAAAAACACCTGACGGCGACACTCCGTAAATCACTGGAAGAGGCTGAACGCATGTCCTCATCCGATCTTGAACGAGCGATGACGACGAGCTGACCTATGACCACGGAATTTCCTGACGGTGACCGTGCGTACCGTGAGGCGTATTTCCGTGGGCTACGACCCGACCCAGACCTCTGGATCGACGAGTGGGCCGACGAGTACATGCGCATCCCGCGAGACACTGGCGCGCCTGAGCCGGGCCAGTACCGCACCGACCGGACCCCCTATGCCCGAGAGCCGATGCGGTGCCTGTCACCGGCGCACCCGTGCCGGCGAGTGGTCACCATGGTGGCTTCGCAGCTGATGAAAACGCAGATCGCCTTAAACTGGATGGGCGGCCTGATCCATATGGCGCCGTCCAACATCTTGGCGTTGTTGCCCAGCCTGGGCCTGTCCAAGCGTGTTTCCGGGCGGATAAGCAAAACGATCAAGGCAACCCCGGAGCTGGCAAAGCGGGTAGCGGCGAGCCGCTCACGGGATGCCCGCAATACCATGGACACCAAGGAGTTCGAGGGCGGGGCCTTGTACGTCACGACGGCGGGCTCTGCGGCCAACCTGTCCGAGCTGTCGGCACGCTACATCTACGGCGACGAGGTTGACCGCTGGGAGAACGACGTCGGTCAGGAAGGTGACCCCATCGTGCTGGCGGAAACGCGTGCTACCAACTTCGGGCGCAACGCCAAGATCTACTTCTCCAGCTCGCCGACGATCAAGGGCGCCTCGCGGATCTCGGACTTGTTCGAGTCCAGCGACCAGCGTTACTACTACGTGCCATGCCCCACCTGCGGGCATATGCAGGTGCTTGAGTGGGAGCGGCTGCTCTACAGCAAGGACTACAGCACGGTTCACTACCAGTGCGCCGCGCCTGAATGTGATGTGCTGATCGAGGAGCATCACAAGACCGACATGCTCGCCCGTGGTGAGTGGCGTGCCCATGGCAGCGGCGACGGCAAGACGGTGGGTTTCCACCTGAACGCGCTCTATTCGCCGATTGGTTGGAAGGACTGGGCCTCTCTTGCCGAGGAGTTCGAAGACGCCAAGAAGGCCCAGGCCAAGGGCGACATGGGCTTAATGCAGGTGTTCTACAACACCCGTCTCGCCAAGGTATGGGACAGCGCGCAAGAGCAGACCAAGGCTGAGGTGTTGGTCGCTCGGGCACGGCTGGAGACCTACACCCTCGGCAGCATGCCAGTGGGCGTGCTAATGCTGACCGGCGCCGTCGACGTTCAGGCCAACCGCCTGGAACTGATGGTAATGGGCTTCGGCGTCGGCATGGAACGTTGGGTGGTCGACCACCAGGTAATCTGGGGCGACCCTGCCGATGAGCGCACCTGGGCGGTGTTGGACGAGAAACTCAAGGTTCGATACCGCCATCCCAGCGGCGTCGGTTTGGCGATCCTGGCCACGGGCGTCGACTCCGGCGGTCATCACACTGACGAGGTATACCAGTTCTGCCGTGTGCGGCGCTGGCGCAACATCTTCGCCATCAAGGGCGCGAGCAAGCCCGGCAAACCGGTGATTGCTCAGCGGCCGTCCATGGTCGACGTCACCTGGAAGGGCCAGACCGAACGCGGCGGCGCCGAGTTGTGGTTTGTCGGCACCGACACCGCGAAGGACTGGATCTACAACCGCTACGCCTTCGAGGATGGCCCAGGCTCGCTGCACTTTGCCAACGACCTGCCGGACGAGTTTTTCGCCCAGTGCGTTGCGGAGCGCAAGGTCGCCCGATACGTCAAAGGCTATAAGCGTATCGAGTGGGTCAAGGGCAAGGCAGAGCGCAACGAAGCGCTCGACCTGATGGTGTACTGCCTGGCAATGGCGCACTACCTCGGCATCAACCGGTACCAGGAACACGACTGGGAGCGGGTGCGACAAGCGTTGGCTCAGTCCGGTTTGTTCGACGATGTGGTGGGCGTAAAGCCGGTGCAGGGCGAACGCGTCGACGCTGACGACACACCGGCACCGGTTGCGGCGCGTCAGTCGCTTCCATCACCGGCACCGGTTGCACCTGTCGCCCAATCGCGACCTGCCGCACCCCCGCAACGCCGTCGTTCCACCAGCGGCTATCTGAAGAGAAATTGATATGTCGTTTACCCCGAAGCACCTCGAAGTCATCGAGCGCGCCATCGCACGCGGTGAAAAGACCGTGCGCTACAGCGACCGCACGGTGGAATACCGCTCCATCGACGAACTGCTCAAGGCCCGCGATGAGATCCGCACGTCGCTGACCAACGCCGCCGGGCCGCGCTCTCGCGTGGTTCGGCTCATGCATGGAGGCAAGGGACTCTAATGGCCCGACATTATCCGACGCTGACCCGTAATGGATTCTTGCTGCCGTCGAACATCAAGGCCAGTTACGAAGGCGCCGGGGAGGGTCGCCGTTCGGCCAGTTGGGAAGCCACCGACAACGGCATCAACAGTATCAACACCCCGGCCCTGCGCAACCTGCGGGCGCGTTCGCGGGCGGCGGTGCGTAATGACCCGTACGCGTTCAACGTCATCGACAAGCGCGTCAGCAACCTGATCGGCACGGGAATCACGCCGAGGCCGACCACGGACGACGCAGCTCTGCGCAAGCTGAAACAGCAGCTATGGGACGACTGGGTGGATGAGGCGGACGCTGATGAGCTGACCGACTTCTACGGCATGCAGGCGCTGGTGGCGCGCACCGTTGAAACGGCGGGTGAGTGCTTTGTGCGCCTCCGGCCGCGCAGCCCGAGCGAAGGCTTGGCGGTGCCGCTGCAGCTGCAGGCGCTGGCCCCTGAGTTTGTCCCCCACGACAAGTTCGAGACGGCCAAAAACGGCAACGTTATCCGCGCCGGGATTGAGTTCAATCCGGCCGGCAGGCGTGTGGCGTATTGGATGTACCGCTCGCACCCGCGCGATTCATCGTCATTGAATGCCGGCTACAACCAGTTGGTGCGCGTACCAGCGACGCAGGTGCTGCATATCTTCGAGCCGATGGAGCCGGGGCAATTACGCGGCGTGCCACGCCTTGCCCCGGTGCTGAAGCGTCTGCGCAGCTTGGATAACTACGATGACGCGGTGCTGTTCCGCCAGGAAGTAGCGAACCTGTTTGCCGGTTTCATCAAGCGGCCATCACCGGAGGTGGGTCAACAACCCCGCGATCCAGTCACGGGGCAACTGCTGACCATCGACCGTGACGGCTTCACTCCGATGGTCGCCCTGGAGCCCGGCACCATGCAGGAGCTGGGGCCTGGTGAAGAGGTGGAATTCTCCAAACCACCGGACGCCGGCAACAACTACCCGGACTTCATGCGTCAGCAACTGATGGCTGCGGCAGCGGGTTCGAGCACGCCCTACGAGATCCTCACCGGCGACATGCGCGAGGTTAACGACCGGGCGCTGCGGGTAGTGCTCAACGAGTTCCGGCGCCGCCTGGAGCAGTTGCAATTCGGCGTGTATGTCCATCAGCTCTGTCGCCCGGTGCGGGCAGCATGGATGGACATGGCGGTGTTGTCTGGCGCCCTTGTGCTGGAGGACTACGCGCAACGGCGCCGCGAATACCTGCGCACGCGTTGGGTACCGCAGGGCTGGGCCTACATTCAGCCGGTGCAGGACGTTCAGGCGCGGCGGATGGAAGTGCAGGCGGGTTTTGCCTCTCGCAGCGAGATGGTGTTGCGCACCGGCTATGACGCGGAAACGGTCGACGCGGAAAACGCCGCCGACCTCGCCAGGGCTACAGACCTCGGCCTCAACTACACGACTCTTGAAGCCATCGAAGTGATCGATGACAAGGAACAACCATGAGTAAAAAAGCGCTACCGCGCATTTATGACAAGGCTGGCAAGCAGGTAAAAGTCGCGGATAAAAGTTGGTACACCCTCAGGGCTAGCGGCGAAGCCGAGCAACACACTATCGAAGTGTTCGTGTACGGCGAGATCGGTACCTGGGGCGTTACCGCCAATCAGTTCGTACAGGACCTGCGCGCCATGGATAACGGCGTTTCACCGGTAATTGTCGCGTTCAACAGTATTGGCGGTGACCTGTTCGACGGGCTGGCGATCCACAACGCTCTATCGCGCTTGGGCGAGCGCTGTACCGGTCGTATTGACGCCCTGGCAGCCAGCGCGGCCAGTGTTGCAGTCTGCGGCGCTCACCGGGTGGTGATCGCGGCCAACGCCATGTTGATGATCCACAACCCCTACACCTATGCCGGTGGTGATGCCGAAGATTTCCGTCGGGTCGCTGACGTGCTGGACCAGACCCTGGAAGCGATTATCGCGGCCTACAAGTCCAAGGCGCCGGATATCGACGAGGCCGAGCTGCGGCGTATGGTCAACGCTGAGACTTGGCTCACAGCCAATGAGGCGGTGGCGTTGGGCCTGGCGGATGAGGTGGGTGATGGTCTCAAGGTCAAAGCCTGTCTCGGCCAGGGCAGTGTGCTCCAGCGGTTCCAGCATGCGCCGGCCGAGCTACTCGCGCAGATGGATGAAGAGCCCGAGGTGGATCCGCCAGAGCCTGACGATCCACCGGAACCGGCGCCCGTGCTGGATGCGGCCATGCTGGCGCTGATGGTCACTCAGGGGTGTGCGGCGGCGGGCATCAGCAACCTGGTGGATCCACTGCTCGCGACTACCAAGCTGGAAAGCGAGGCGGTGGTCCAGGCTGCGCTGACCAGGGCGAAAGCGCTGCACGGTCTTTGTGTCGCGGCACGACTGCCGGAGCTGACCGGTGAGTTCATCTCTGCTGGCTTGGACGAAGCCGCTGTAAGGGCTCGCCTGTTCGACAAACTGGTGGGCAACGGCGGTGGCTTTGAGATCGACAACAGCCTGCCGCTGGACGATGACCCAGCACCCACTATCAAGGCCAAACAGGTCGACACCCAATCAATCTGGGCTTCCCGTCAGGCGGCACAGAAGGGCAACTCGAAAGGAGCAAGAACATGAAAACTGAATCGATGCATGCAGGTGAGTTCCTGCTGTCCGAAGGCGCCGGCAATATTTCCCGCGAAGCGATCAACGTCGCGGCAGGTGCAGCCCTGGAGCCAGGCCAGATCCTCGGCTTGGTCACCCTCACTGGCGAGTTTGCCCCGTACCACCCAACCGCCGAGGACGGCACCGAGAACGCCATCGCGATCCTCTATGGGCCTCTGGGTGAATCCGATGTGCCCCGGCGTGGTCGCGCCATCGTACGGCTGGCCGAGGTCAGCGAAGCGCACTTGACCGG